TTACCTTTTGTTGTTTTTCTAATAGCCATTATTTTAGTATAAGTTTTTTAATTGATTTTTCACCTAAATAAATTTCTGTTTCTGCTTTAGATTTAATACATTGGTATTCTACATTATTATTAAGTTGTCTGTTAGCAATCCTTTTACCTTTCAAACAATTACTCATGGATTCTTGTATTCTGTGTTCTTTAATTTCTCCATTAACAATCATTAATAATGCAACTACTACTTCAACCATGTCCATTACCATTTGCTCTAACTTTATCTTTTAACTCTTCAACATCTTTTAATGCTTTTTCTAGTTGTGTTTTTAAAAATTCTATATTGACTTTGTTAGTCATATTTTGTTCTTGATTTGTAATTAATTTTTCTACATCTTCAAACAAACTTTCAATCAACATAAATTGTTCTTGGTCGGTAGGTTTTTGCTCTGACTTTTTAAGTAGATCAGCTTGAAAAAGCTCACGTGATGTCTCTAATGATGTAAGTCTGGCAGTAACTTCTGTGTAAGCAAACACACCCATAGCAACAGCAACAACAATACCAATCATATTTTTTATTGGCATACTAACTGCTGTTTGATCTGATACTTTCATTTTTTCTTTCTTTTACACTTGCAACGTGGTGCAAATAAACTATTAATCCACTCTATATATCTATCAAAAAAACCAAGAACTTTGTATATATATTTATCAATCATGTTGCCGGACCTCCACAGAGAGCCAACAAAGTCATCATTATTATAAGAACACCTGTAAAATAATAGTTCATCCTTTCTATCTCCATAGGTTATTCCTTATTAATAATTATATTATGAAAGCTATAATTAATAACACACCAACAACAATAACTGCTGTTTTATGATCTTCCAAATAATGTTTAATCATATCTCTAATTTCATCCATCATATTTATCTCCTATGATCTTCTAATATAAGATATTATTTACCCTGTCCACGATTTTTTGACTTGCCTTTTTGTCTCTTCTTACTCTTATTCATAGAAGAAAGTTTAGGTCGTCTACCTATACTTGTTTTTTTTGGTATTCTTTCGTGAGGTTGATCTGCTATGTTGAACTTTACTCTTGCCATTTTTTCCTGTTTGTTGTGATAATAAACTTACTTTTTTGTTATATTGTTGTGAGTATGATGTAGATATATTTTTCATTTATATTTTTTTTCCCAGATCTCTTGTTGAGTTAGTCCAATCTCATCTTTTTTACATTTTGATCCATGATCAATATCAGAAACATTTATTTCTTCAACTAAAGCATATCTATATATTTTAGATGATTCATTATTCCACTGAAAATGTAAAAGAAATTTAGTATCTTCGTATTTATTTATTAATCTTGGATCAAAGGCAGCTATTGTCATTTTTTAAATTTCTTGTTACTTAATAAATTAGTAACAGATATTCCGTAGTTTCCACCAACCACTATAAAAATTAAATACAAATATACTTCTGGAATATTCTTTAGTTGTTCAAAATAAAACTCTACTTTTTTTAACATATCCATGTCGCCATAGAAAGTTGCATAAGCTAGTATGCCTAGTGGTGCTAATATAAACGCACCTAATACTAAATCTAAAATTAATGAGCCATTTCTTTTAGCTCTCTCGTTACCAGTTTGCATTTCTTGTAAAGCTATTTGATGCTTACGTTCACTTTTCTCTGCTCGTTTAGTCATAAAATTTCCTACAGCTTTAGAGCCTAGTTTAAATAATATATTATATGGTAGCATATTAATCTTTAGTTTCTTCTTCTAACTGTTTAATTTTAGATAAAGCATCATCTAAATCTTTAGTACAAAACTCTAGCTTTTGCAAACATCTTTTGTTAGCCGCATCTTTAGATTTACCTGCATCTTCAAGCTCTGCTATCTGACCTTTTAATATTCTAACTTGATCTTTATACTCATTAAGAATATCTACTGCATTATCATTTTGCATATATAATTTTTACCTTTAATTTGATTTGTTCTTTGGTTCTTCCTCTTGATATTAGTGAGCCAATTCTTTTTCTTCTATAGCCATCTTTAGCTGTATAATCTGTTTTTCTATAATTTTTTGATTTAACATCATAACCAGTATACTTACCTGTAGACATATTTAAAGTAACAATATCTACCGGACCAAGACCACCAAGAGGTATAAATACAAGGATATTTGGATCTTTTGCAAGTTCAATCTGTGCTTTCATTTCGCTTAATAGACCAGTAATTGCTTTTGTTCTTCTAGCCATAAAGACCTTTAGAGTTAAAGTTTTTGAAATAATATAATTATGATAGTAAACATTCCACCTATTAATGCTGTCATAGCATAGTATAAGTGTTTCTTTATATCTTTAATTTCTAATTCTATATTGTTAATTTTTTGATGAGTTTGTTTTTGCATGATACGACAAAGTTTTTCGTGTGATTCTATTCTTTCAAGTGTAGAATTTTTAGGCATCTTCACCTTCTATTTCATTACAAAAATAATTTATATATAATTTTTCTTTGTTAAATTGTTCTAAATTATTATTAACAACTTTAATAGTTGCTAACGCACCAGCTTTAGTGCAATCTGTCCAATTTTTAAATTCTATTGGAGATACTGTTGTATTATTGCACAAACCTGTAAGTGCTGAACATACTGTATAAGCTAAAATAAATTTCATAATATTAAATTTAAACCATAGTTAAGCAAGTGAATATTTAGTGTGGAATTAATACTCACTTGCAAATTTTCTATATCATTTTTTAAACCAAGATGGTAGTCCTAGATGTGGTCTTTTATCAAATAAATTTAATTTAGAACCTTTAGTTTTTTTATTATTATAATGTAAAAATACTTGGCAACATTCGTTACCTTTAAACTTTTCTCTCCAATGTTCTAATTCGCAACCAGAATAAACTAACATATCTCCAGGTTTTAAAGATACTTTAATTCCTTTTAATCCTTCTTTACCAGATGGCTCTAAATATATATCCCAATGATCACCACCTAAATTCATAGTAGTTGATATTTCACAACTAAATCTATCTTTGTGTCTTTTTAAAATATCACCTTTTTTATATATTCTTGCATAAGTATAAGATGGATATAATTTTAATCCTGTTACTTCTTCCATTTTAGGTTGGCATTTTAACATTAAAGTTTCCATAACAATATTAGAATACTGACTATAAGTTTCTGGTATCTGTTCATTTTGACCTTCATAATGACCTATAATATTTTCATAAGGAGAAAAATATCTATATTGCATACAAGTATCATAAACTTGTTTTTGCATAAGAAAATAATTATAAATAAATAAAGCTAAATCTTTATTAATAGCTTTTCTAATTATTGTGTATTTGTTTTTTTTAAACATCTTTAGCCATTTCTTTTGGTATAGCTTGTATATTCCAATGTATAAATCTAAAAGGCTCAATACCATAATCTACAGAAAACTCATGTTCTAAAAATCCTGGAAATATAATTAAAGTTCCAGGTTCTGGTTTAACGTGTATTAATTCATTACCACCCCAAACACCTTTTTGATTTGGTTTCATTTTTAATTTTGTAGACCTTGCACCAGTACGTGGTTCGTGAAATATTGGCATTGATGTTTTATCACTACACTTTAAAAAATAAAATCCTGATACGTGTTGATTCCAATGTATATGTGAACTGTGATGACCTCCACCTTTTTTTGCAAACTCTTGTACCCACAATTCACTAAACATAGTTGTGTATTGAGACATATCATAACCCTGATGATCTAAATACTCCCAAGATTTTTCACCAATGTAATTTCTAAAATCTATAAAATTATTGTCTTTAGTTAGTGGTGTAGAGTGATAGCTTCTTCCAAAATCACCAAACTTTTTTATATGAGCTTTAGCTTCTGAAAAATTTTTAGCATTTTTAATATATTTATTAGTTGATTTAGTTAATGATTTTATAAATTCTGGTTTTTGTTCTGACCAAATAGTTGTGTTAAAATAATTATTTATATACATATTATTTAAAAGGTTTTCCTAAATGCCAAAGAACAAGACTATATCTTGTACCTGATGTTACTGGTTTAACTCTATGCCATACAAAAGAAGGAAACACAATAATAGAACCTTTAGGTAATATTTCTTTTGCTTTTATTAAATGCTTATCTTCATCTCTCATGTGGGGATCGTAGTTTCTAAAATCAAACTCTAACTCACCACCTTTATATTCTGATCCATCTGTTAATTGACAAGTCATAGATAGTTTTCTAATTTTACCATTGTCAGGATCTCCTTCTTTTTTTTCATAAGGTTTATCCCAGCTATCACAATGCCAATCATAATATTGATTGTGTTTGTATTTTGTAAACTGACAAGATTCTGATCTATCCCAATCAAAATTCCAACCAGCTTGTCTATTTGCTTCGTGAACATACGGGTGTAATTCTTTATATATCCAAGTATCATTTAACCAAACTAAATCAGAGTTTCTTTTTCTTTTTAAATCTTTTACTTCTTGTTTATCTAATTCTTTATCTCCATAGCTACCAGTTCTAGCCATAACTTCTTCTTGTAAATTTGCATAAGCTATAACATCATCACAAAATCTTGTTGTAAGTGCCGAGGGAAAATACCAATAATAGTTAGATATATTCATAAGTTATTGTTTGGACAAAGTTTAATGAATCTTTTTGATTGTTAGTTAGGTAATACATATTTGTTGATGGAAACATAATGAACATATTATCTTTAAGCTCTATATCCCAAGATCTACCTTTACGTCTGTTATCTTCAAAATGTATTCTAACCATACAATTTTTAACTTTTACACCATACAATAATGTAAAGTCTGGTGAGTTACGCAGATCAACTGGATCAATATTTAATAAAGGAATAGTTGTTTCGTTAGGTTTATAAGTATTTCCCCACGTTGATTTATTTATTAAATTAATCTCGTATTCAACACCAATGTGATCTTGGATATAAGTATTTAATATATCCCAAGTTTTTGATAATGGAAAATTTTTGTTTTGAATTGCTGATTGTAAAATGTTTTTTAATAATTTACCTCGGTCAATATCCCAATCTTTAGGCATTGCTACATCACCATAATATATTGATTGCTCTGTTAAAATTTTTTTTTTGATTCCCACACCAAACATAAAACAATAATATTAAGTATTTGTCAAATCCCAACTTTGGTTTTCTTCATTCCATTGATAATAAGAATTATTATTTTGTTGTTCTTCAGTTAATTCTGGAGCATTACCAATAGGTGATTTCCAACTAGCAGTTGCTAAATCTTTTATCCAAGAAGCATAAGGTTTTTTAGACCAAAAAATTTCATTATCTTCATCCCAAGTATAACCTATTTGTGCAAAATTTCCTCTAAATGCAGTTCCACTATTTTTATGTTGATTGTTTTCTGTGTTGTAAGATGTTTGAATCCACATTTGTGCTGTCCAATTATTATGTAATTCTAAATATTGTTGTCCAACTGTTTCATCTTCAACACCATCAGCATTTAACATATCTGAATTATTTAAAGTTAATACTTGAAGAACTTTTCCATTTAATCCTATTTTTGCAAAATGTGCCATAATTATATCCTAATTTTGAAATTTGTACCTTATCACAACTATTCCAGATCCGCCACTACCTGCTGATGGTCCTCCAGGACCATTTTGTCCACCACCACCTCCACCAGTGTTTGTAGCTCCATTTGTTCCTCTAGCACCACCACTAGGTCCTCCTCCGCCTGGACTAGGACCAGCACCTGTTCCATTTGCTCCGCCTCCAGAATAACCTACAGATGATCCAGTAATGTTTGTTGTAATTTGTGCTCCTGCTGTTGTACCAGATGCTCCACCTCCAGCTCCTCCACCAGCTCCTGGTGTAGTTGGACTTGGTGCAGGACTTCCCGAATTTCCTTGAGGAGGAGATACAGGAGGTGAATTACCTGATCCACCGCCTCCTCCTTGTGCGCCACCACCACCACCAGATCCTCCTGATGTACCTGGAGTTCCTATAAAACCACCACCTGGACCTCCACGTGTTGATGTAATATCTGAAAATGTAGTTGGACTTGCACTTCCTCCAACTGTTATTGGATAGCCTTGTACTGAAACTGGTCTTGCATTACCTGGATTTGCTAAAGGACTTACTGTCCAAGCAGCAGGACTTGGCACAGATTCTCTAAATCCTCCGCCTCCTCCACCAGCTCCGCCTTGAGGATCACCTCCAACTCTACTTCCACCTCCTCCACCTGCTATTACTAAATAATCTACTTTGTTTGAACCTGCACAAGTACCAGCATTACAAACTGTAAAAGTTCCTGGTCCTGTAAATGTGTGTACTTTATAATCTGTATCAACAGTTGTTATTGTTCCACCTGATGCTACAATGTAAGGATTTACACCTCTTACATTAGAAGTTGAATCCATAGTATTAATCCATCCTTGTGTTGAATCTACATAAACTAAAGTTACTGATTGACCTTTAGTTGATAAAGTTGCATTTTGATTTTGTGAACCAATTTTATCTGATCCATTAGGAACAATAGTTAAATTATTTGATGCAAAACTTTCAGCATAATCAGCTACAGAAACTATATGTCCAGCAGAACCTGCTGGTAAATTCATATTAAATGCACTACCTGATGTATTAGCAAAATATCCTTCTCCATTAGCTGCTGTAAATGTACCTGTTTTTGGAGTTGTCTGCCAATTAACTGTGCCAGTTCTACCAACACTTGAAAAAGATAAAGCTCCAGATCCATTTGTAACTAATGCTTGACCAGAACTTCCATCTGCTGCTGGAAAAGTTAAATTATCTATTGTTACTTGACCACTACCTTTAGGAAGAATTGATACACCAATATTAGTATCTCCACCAGATGCAGTAAAACTTGGATTGTTTCCAGTAGCAGCATTTGCTAATGTAAGTTCATTAACTGCTGAACTTGTTGCTGTTAAATTTAATAATTCATTACCATTTGTATCACTTATTTTTGTACCAATTTTAGGTGATGTTAAAGTTTTATTAGTTAAAGTTTGTGTTCCATCTGTTGAAACATCTCCAGATCCATCAGCACCAGAGTAACTAAAGTGTACTCCAACACCATCTGTATTTGAAAATGATCCTGCACTTACTACATGGGTTACTGGAACTTTAGTATAACCAGAAGCATCTGTTACAGCTCCTGTTACTTTAAATGTTGCATAAGTAGATGGTGTTCCTTCTTTAGTTACAGTTACAATTCCTCTTGCTTCTGCATTAGATACATCATCCCAAGATTGGACAAATGAAGTTATATCTGCACTCGCATCATCTGCATCATCTACATATAAAATTGAAACACTTGATAGTGTACCATTATTAAATGCAATTTTACCTGCACCTGGATCAGCATCAGAAGTTGATGAACTCCAAGTCATTGCAAGTTGTGAGTTAGTTCCACTTGCTCCAGTAGCACCTGTTGAACCAGTTGATCCTGTAGACCCTGTTGAACCTGTGTCTCCTTTATTACCAGACCTTGAAAAATGTACTGATAGTTCATCAGCAGCACTAAATGTATTATTACTTGCTACATGAGTAACTGCTAATTTTACATAACCAGAAGCATCTGTAGAAGCACCAGTTATATTAAATCTTGCATAAGTTGATCTATCGTTAATATCGTAGATCATTAAGTTACCTCTAATAGTAGATGTTGAATCATCCCAAGTTAAAATATCTGTAGATACAGTTACTCCATTCTGATCAGCATCATCTATATAAATTGCTGTAGCAGATGCGTATGTACCATTATTAAATGCTATCTCTCCAGCACCAGGATCTGCATCAGATGTACCTGTATCAAACTTATAAAAATATCCGGGTATTGTACCATCTTCACCAGAAGCTACAAAAGAAACAAATACTTTATCATCATTAACAAAAGTACCAGCACTATCAATATAAACTAAACTTATTTTAGAATAACCAGTAGCATCTGTAATTGCACCTGTAACTTTAAATACCATCCAAGTATCTAATGTATTTGCTTTTGAAATTCTTATTCTTCCTCTATTAGTATCGTTACCCGCAACATCATCCCAGCTTTGTACCCATGCTGAAACATCTGTGCCATTAAATTCTAAATCATCTATGTACATTATTGTTGCACTAGAAATTGTTGCGTTGTTTAATCTAAATTTTCCTGCTCCGGGATCTGCGTCTGCGGTTGTTGTTGAATATTGAAACATTGCACTATCTCCACCTGCCGGTAGAAAGTCTGCAACTGTTGTTAATTTTTGACCTGTTTCGTCAAAGCCTAAAGTCTTAGATGCTCTTGTAGCAGCATCATCTGTAAATTCTGGTGTTGTAATTGAGTTAGTTGCAGATACTTTAAATGATCTGTCTAGTGCCTCTTGCATCTGTTGGATAGTCATAGTTGCACGATCCAAACCCTCTTCATGTGATTCCGCAGGGAATGGATCATTAGCGATATAATCTATCGCTTGAGTTTGCGGAACTTCTCTTTTAATAACTACTGTTTCACCACTTGCTGGAATATTACCACTTGTAAAAGTAACACTTCCACCAGAAGCATCTCCCACTCCAGATACTGTATAGTGAGTAGTTAATAACTTAATAGTTTCAGTTCCTGTTGACGATCTAATAATTACTTTTAAATCTGTTTCCGCAAAAATCTTAAATGAATAAGTAAATGCTGTTGTACTACCATCACCTGATGCTGTGCTTTTTACTGTTGTGCTTGATACTGTCATGTTGTTTTACCTATATTCAATTACCTAATCATTGTCTAGTTTTATTGTATAAACCTCTTTATTATAATATTTATTTACAGCAAGTTTAGCACCATTAATCATATCTTTTAACACAATATTTGTAAAATACAATTTTTCTTCTGGAGTAGAATCTTTAGCTTCGTTAATATTTCTTATAACATCTTCTTGAACCTGTAAAGCTCTGTATGCTTGTTCTAATACTACCCAATTTGCAGGTAATTTATTTTTCTCTATTTTTGCTTTTTCTATTTCACCTCTATTTTCTAATATTCTTGCAGCATTAAGTCTTTTCATAACAGGCTCATATAGTTTTCTAAAGTCTGTTATTGGTTCTGCATTTCTGTCTGGATTTTTTATAAATATTGCTTTTATAATTGGATATTCAGATAGCATTTTTTTTCTATTATTTGATCTATCTACAATACCAGCTGCATCTAATAGTGAATCTGATAATGTTAATACATATCCACCTATTCCACCTGTCCAACCTCTCCAAGCATTTTCTAAAACTAATGGTGAAGAAAAAGCAGAAAAATCATCTCCATTTAATTTTCTAATTAATCCAGCCATTAATTTCATTGTTTCAGAAGTAAAATCTGTAAATTGATATTCAGATGGTACATTTTCTAATCCTGGAGGAATAATAGGTCTATCAAAGAAAAAACTTCTATTATTTTTAGTTTCAAAATAAGGCTTAACAACATCTGGTATAGGAATTAATCCTTTAAATGTTTGCACTCCGATTGCATCTTTAAATTTTTCTAATGCTTTTGGGTCTTTATCAAAATAATAATCTAAAAATCTTTCTGGACCAGTTCCAAAAATTAAACCTAATTCAAATGGTTTTGCTACTGGATAATATGTTCCATTAACTCTAATATTCCAAAACAAATCTTTTCTCCATTGAGGTAATGCTTGATAATCTGGATCATCATGGTTACGCATCCAAAGTAATACAGATGGCAATGTTACATACATAAAAGTTTTTGTAAGAGTTTGTATTGGTCTATCTTTAAATGCTTTAATATTTTCATTTAAACCTTGTATTCTAGCATTAAAAAAAGCAGAAATTTGGTTAAAACTTTGAATTGAAGCTCCCATTCTTCTGTAGTCTATTGGGTTATTTCTTGTTTCAACAGCTGCTTTTCTTATAGCATTTTTTTCTGATAATCCTTTTTTTAAATTTCTTTCTACAGCATATTTAAAAACACCTTTCCTGTTAATACCTTCTGAAAATTCTGTATAAACTCTAAACCATTCTGGTAAATTTCTAATAAAATTTGTTGGTCTAGTATTGGTAAAATATTCTTTCATTGAAGAATTAAAATAAGTTCTATCAAATGTTACAAGTGAATTTTGTAATGCTTCTGATTTTTGATATGTTTCTGATATTTTATCATAACCTAATTTTCTTGATAGTGGATTTATAGTCATTGCTATACCTGTTAAAGTTTGAGAAAAAGGAACATACCAACCTTTACTTAATATAGCTCCACTAACAGCATCTCTTGCTACGTTATTATATATAAATTCTCCAGCACCAGTAGCACCAGCTCTTAATGTTTTTGATGGTATAGAAAAAAAATTTGCAACGTGTTGAAATGTAGTTTTGTCAAACATTTTAGTAGGTCGTGCAAAGGCTTCACCTACTTCCCAAACTTCTCTTTTACCATTTCTATATACAACTATTTCTGAATCTTTTAATAGTCCAGATTCTTTTCTAAAAACAGAAAA